GCCTGCTCGAAGTTGAAGCGATCAATATCAGCTTGCAGCTCGGCCTGCGACTGAGCCTCGCGTGCCGCGCCAACGTCTGCCAGCGTACCGAGGTCAGCATAACCAAACTCACGGGCAGCCGGCGCCTGCGCGATTGCCGCTTGCTGTGCCTGATACGCAATAGGCGCCAACGCTTGACCAAGGGCCGCCTGCTGGTATCCAGAGCCGTAGCGGCCTGCTTTTGCTGCTTGTGCCTGAACCGCCTCAATCGCTGGCTTAAACGCTGCGGCCATCAGTGGGTTTGTGCCAGTCAGGTTCTGCATGACAACGTCTTGCACGGCAGGAATAAAGCCGGAGCCTGTTGTCGCCATCTGACGTGCGCCAGACAGCGCCATCTCGGTTTCAGGCGCAAAGCCTACAGTCGTCTGACCGGGGTAATAGGTGGGCTGATCGCCGTATAGCTGTTTGGCCTCTGACAAGCCGTACTCAATAAATGGCTTGGCGTATTCTGGTGGCCCTACGCTTTGGGTGACTGTCCTAGTTTGTCCGCCGCCTTTAGACATCGCTTATATCCTTCACTAAAACCACCGACGTGGCGGTGTAATCTTTGAGCTGACGTTGCCAGCCCTTCCTACCTACAATCTCCATCCCGTCACAGCCAACCGACTTGGCCCAGACCGCGATAGACTTCTCCGCCTGCATCAGCTCGTCAAGCTCGCCCCCCGCAAGCCAAATCCGGCACACCGCCCGCTGTGGGTAGTCCACTATTTCCGTAATAATAGCAGACTTCTCTAGCGGGTGAAACTGGGCCTTGCCCGACGCGACCGCGTGGTACACGTCGTCGATTGTGTGGGTGCCGCCAGCGTATTGCAGCGCATCCTGTATGTACTTGCCACACCGTTTCCAGTTTTCTAGCAATTTGTTCTCACCCAATAATAAGGTAGGCGAATGGTGCATCGTGTCCCTGATTGTCGTGGTTAATGACCATAGTTCCGTTAGTGCTTGTGCCGTCTACATACGGATTGTGGTGCCAAGGGTCGTGGTCGACACCAGTAAAAAACACCAAACTAGATGTCGAATAGCGCGGGTCTTGCACAGTGGTCTGCGTTGTGTTTGCCGGAAACGTCACATAGCCGACGCTGTTCAAGCCGCCGTTAATCGTGCGGTTTAGGACTTCGGCAATTTCGCGTGTCGTAGCCGTGACCGGATTTAACGTGCGAAAGTTAGTGACGCGCTGCTCAATAGTCATCGTCTACCCACCGCCCTCACGTCAATATCGACACCGTGCGCGTATGACCAGTCTCCGGTCAGCTCCATCTTCACGCGGTGGTATCTATCATGCGCCCTAAACGGCACAAAGCCTGACGTGTTTGTGTTGCCGCCAGAAACGTAATTAACCAAGTCCGTCGGCGTGCCGCGCAAACCTACAGACATAGAAACTGTGCCACCCTCGTGATATGGGTAGACGCGCGTAATGATAGCGTGGTTTCCGACTTGAACAGCGGCCTCGCCTGTTGTGACTGTGGCTGCTATGGGGCTGCCAGAAAACGCGTAAATATTGCCGCCTAAAGCGCCGCCAAAAATAAACTGACCGCCCTTATATAGCGCGCTATCAAGAGACGCTGGCAGGGCGTCTACGCTGGTGCTGATGTTGTCCAAATCTTCTAGCGTGTAGCCGGGCGTAAAGAACGGCGCAACCAAATCGTTTCTCACATTTGCCAGAGACCAGCGGTTTAGAGCGTAGTTAAATATCAACAGCCGGTCAGGCGTGCCGTCTATTGAGCTGTTAGACACATACGACCAAATTGCGATCTGGTTCTGCGGGTCTACCGTTGAGGTCATTTTGTCTTTGTAGGAGATGTTGAAGTCTTCCGTCAGAAACCACCTATTTACCTTCTCGGCGCCAATAGGCTGAGAGCGCGACCCATCAAACATATAGAAGCCGTCGTCTGACAGGTAAAACACCATATGTCCGATATTGCAGACAGAGCCGGGAACCTGACAGCCGCGCGCGGTTTCAACCTTATCGAACTGCCAGATTAGTGGCGGGCCTGTGTAGGTGGCACGCACAATAGCACGCTCCATCAGGATCGTGCAGTATTCCCCGCCGACCATTCCGGTAATCGCGCCGGCGTCTGGGATTTCCTGATAGTCACTTTGATCCGTGCCGGCGGTCCAGCTTGTGATGTCGTTAAAGCCTGACCAGCGGACCTTGTAAGGCACACGTCCTGAGCCTTCGTCGATATTCGCAGTCCACACAAAGTCACGCACAACGGCAATGTAGTCAGCCTTTGGCGGTGTGCCGGACAAATCAGAAAACACGCTATCGACGCCGAGCTGGAATTTTTGCAGCTCCTCGCCAGTGCCGCCGGATGCGATAACTGTGTCGCCAAACTGAACAAAGCGCCAGCGCTCGCCGCTGACTAAATCATAGGCTGGCGTGCCTGCCTTGCTTATGTCGTCGAGGCCACTGGTGCCGGCGTTAAATGAGTAGAGTTTTGCGCTATCGCCAGCAAACAGCTTTACCGACCCGTCATTCTGTTTAGCCGCAAAGATGTTTAGTATCGTGTTCGACGCGGCAGTCGAGTATTGAACAAAGCCGGGCATACTGCGATATCCGTTGGCCGCCGGTATGACGTTTGTCGCCTCGACGACGCCAGCATTTGAAAAGTCCGGCTGATCTGGCAGCCACTCGCCAAACGTAATCATTGCCCTAACCAAACTCCTGTTGCGCCAGACGTCACAGTCGACCAGATAGCCGGTGTGTCTGTGGTGTCAGTCCAGACGGCGGCTGTGTCGGCCTCGTCGGTCCACGCCTCGCCAAGTATCTCGCCGGTGATTGTACCACTCACCGCAACGCTTGCCGACCCTGACATTACAAACGTGCCAACCGGCGCTGATGTTGCTGTGACCGCTGCGGTGGCTTGGCCTTCAACCCTAAGAACAACAAACGCTTGAGCCGTAGCGTTAAAGGCGACAGTGGCGGCCCCGCCGTAAGACGCAATAAATATCGCGCTTGCCGTGACACCGGCCGCGCCGGTAACAGATGCGGCCACAGGCTGTATGCGGTTGGCAGTGCCGGTAGACGTGACGGAAACAGAAGCAGCGCCAGACATAGCCTGCACATGCTGCGGCGTGGCTGAAGCTGTTGCGGAGACGTTAACACTTGCGTCAAACTCAGTGGCAAACAGTATAGCGCCGGTAGCGCTAATAGCCACTGACGCGGAGCCATCAGTGACAAGAACGCAAAGCCGATCGCCATTGTCTAGCTGGTCTAGCGTGTAGCCGTAATTGTCTAACTGCTCTAGCGTACCCCACGCGTCTAGCTGCTCTAGCGTAGGATTACACCACGGCAACGCATCTGGGCTATCAAGGCTCGCTGGCAGCGCGTCGATGCTGCCAGTTAACTGTTCAAGCTGTGGGTTATTCGTC